AGGAAGACGGGACAGAATTTAATTCTTGTGCGTCCCGCTGTACGTGTTTGTGTGCGTTCCTATAGGACGCACAACACGTACGGCGCACCTAAGCGAATTAATGTGCACTGGCTTAATTGCTCGCGCCGCTCGCCGCGCGGCGCCTGAGACACTAGAGGGAATGACGACAAGGATCAGCGCCGCGACTGTCGAGCGCGTGCGCGCCATCTGGCCGGCTCTGCTGGCCGATATCGCCGGCGGCGACGGTATCGCCGAAGCAATCAAAGCGCACGGCCTTAGTCGGGCCGAAGCGCGCGCCTTTCGAGCTCTCGATTCTGCAGCCGATGCCGACTGGCAACGCGCCAAAGAGGAAAGCGCTGACGCGCTCGCCGATGAAGCGCTAAATCACGCGCGCAATCCCGTTGCGGTAATTGCGCCAGGTGCAGAGGGAAACGAGAAAGGCACGGAACCCCTAGTAGTTCGCGTCGACGCCGCTTTCGCGCGCGTGCGAATTGAAACGCTGTTGAAGATCGCAGCGAAGCGCAATCCGCGCACGTACAGCGACAAGGCGCAGCTTGACGTCAACGTGCGCACTGTCGACCTGACGCGCATCATCGAGGCAGCGAACCAACGCTTGCTTGCGGGTCGCGCGCCGCGCATCCTTGAACACGATCAAGGCGTTACTGCGCTGATCGAGCACGCGCCAGGCTCGAAAGAGCTCGCGGATCTGCTGTAGCTGGCGCGCAACAGCGCACACGTTAGAATTGCGCATGCTTGCAAGCGTATGAATGCACGCGCGTTCTGCGCTGACTTTACATAATGACCATTGCGGGACGCATTAGGCGCAACGCATGCGCGCCGGCCCACCAGGGTCGAAAAGGCCGAGGGGGGCGTACGGGGCGGGTAGGGGGCAAAACGCTGGCCGAAACCGGCTGCGGGGGTGGTCGACGTCGCCAGCGCGCAGTAAATCGCGCACAGGAAATATAAAAATTAATTCCTGTCCACGCCCGCGCCCCTCTAAAGAGGGGGCCGCGCCGGGCGTGCGAGACTGTCCTTGGGCCTAGCCCACGAGATCACCGCGGCTAAGGTGGTTGCGCTGCTGCAGCGGCGTGCCGCACCATTTCGAAAAGGAACGAGTGCTCGGCTCAGTCGCGCAAGAATCGGAGATCCTCGAGCAGGTTCTCGCCTTCCGCAACGATCCGGTCGGCTTCGCGCTCTGGTCCTACCCCTGGGGCGAGAAGAACACGCCCCTCGAGCACATCAAGGGGCCGCGCGACTGGCAGCTTGAAGAGCTCGACCTCATCGGGCGCCACGTCCGCGAGCAGGAGTTCGCGCTCGAGAACGGCCTCCCGCTAAAAATCTGGCGCAGCACGTACTCCTCCGGCCGCGGCCCCGGCAAGTCCGCGCTCGAGGGCATGCTCGCGCACTGGCACGTAAGCTGCCACCTTGGCGCAACGGCGATCGTCTCGGCGAACACCGAGGGCCAGATGCGCACGAAGACCTTCCCCGAGTTCGCGGTGTGGTTCGGCAGCGCAGTAAATCGCCACTGGTTCGACATCGAGACGCTGCGCATCGTGCCGCAGCCCTGGCTGCTCGAGCTCGTGAAGAAGCCACTCGAAGAGGGCGGCTTGGGCATCGACCCGAAATACTGGTACGTGCAGGGGCAGACGTGGAGCGAGGACAATCCGTCCGCCTTCGCCGGCACGCACAACCCTCGCGGTTTGATGGTCCTCTTCGACGAGGCGGCCGGCATCCCCTCGCCGATTTGGGATACGACCGATGGCTTCTTCACCGAGGTAAATCCCTACCGCTTCTGGATTGCCGCATCGCAGATGCGCCGCAGGAGCGCGCGTTTCTACGAATTGTTTAACGATCAACAGTTGGGCCACGGCTGGCGCGCTCGCACGCTGTCTACGCGCGGCATGGCTGGCGTCGATCAGACGCTCGTCGAGGACCAGATCAAGCGCTACGGGATCGATTCCGACTTCGTGCGCGTCGAGATCATGGGCCTGGCACCGCGCACAAGCGAGGACCAGTTCATCCCGTGGGACGCGGTGCGCGCTGCGCAAGGCAACGCGCTCGGCCACGACTACGGCGAAGCGCTCGTCCTCGGGCTCGACCCGGCGCCGCGGGGCAAGACCGCGTGGCGTTTCCGCCAGGGGCGCAACGCGCGCGACTGCTGCGGCTCTTCCACCTTCGGCGCGTGGTTCGGGAAAGACAACGTGCAGATCGCGCAGGCCGTCTGCGATCTGGATGCGAAGTTCAAGCCCGACCACATCTGCATCGACTTCGGCATGGGCACCGGTGTCATCGACATCCTGCGGCGCAAGACGCTGAACGGGCGCCTCCACGAGGTTCGCTTCGGCGACGCGGCGCACGACGGCAAGGAGTCCGAGTACGCGACGCATGCCGCGGAGCTCTGGAGCCGCGTGCGCGACTGGCTGCCCGGCGCGATGGTCGAGAAGGACGACGGCTCCAAGGGCTCGCTCTCGCATCAACTCACCGACCGCGGCTGGCGCTGGAGCGGGCGCGAGGAGGGCAAGAAAATTCTGGAGACGAAGGAAGACATGAAGGCGCGCGGTGTCGCTTCGCCCGACGACGCCGACGCTCTCGCCTGCACTTTCGAAAGCAAGGACTGGCCGCGGCACGATCGCGCACCGCGCGGTGGCGGCCAGGTTCGGATCGCTCATGGCGCGGATCAAGGGCTATTCGACGAGTGATAGACTGGTTTCAAGGCCAGCTATGACTTCGCTTTTCTCAAAACCGCAGATTGCGATGCCCTCGTCGCCGGGTGTTTCGCCTGGCGCGTCGGAGGAAGCGGAGCGCCAGCGTCTTGCGCGCGAGCAGGAGACGGTCGCCGCATCGAAGGATCGCGGCCGCCGCTCAACGATCGTCGGCGGCATGGCGATTGCGGAAGAGGAGCAGCGCGGCCGCGGGCTGCTGAAGGCGAAGCAGCGCCTCGGGATGGCGAGTGAGTTCGGAGACTGACCCCAAGGGCGGCGACAAGAACACGCAAGTCCTGCCCGGCAAGCGCAGGCGCGTTCCGCGCGCCGTGCGTGTGGCGGCGAGGGTAGCGAAGTTTCATGCGCGCGACTGCGCGCCAGTGGCCGAAGGCGTGATGGCGTGCAACGCCGGGTTCTTCCAACTCGAGCGCATGCGGTACGGCTCGCCGGCGAAAGCGCGGGCGACGAAGAAAACGAAGGCGAGGAGCAAATGACGTCGCTGGTCTCGAAGGGCGCGGACACGATCTTCCCCGGCGCCGGCACGATCGGGAAGAAGGCCGGTGACGAGATCACCGAGGAGTTGCTGCCCGGAGCCCCTGGCGCCCCGAGCTCCGCGGCTTCGCCGCTTGACTCCCGCGTCGAAAATCGCACGGAGGAGTTCGCGGTGCGCGAGCAGTTGCTCGGGCGCCGGGCGAGCGCCGCCGGCGTGCAGCGCTCCTCCAACGACGCCGATCTCCTGGGCTACGTCACGCCCCGGCCCCGCGGCGCCGCGCGCCGCTCGCTCGGCGGGCTGTAAGGCGCGGTGAGCGACCTCACGCAGTACCACATCATGCGCCTCGGTGCTCTTCGCACCGAGCGCTCGAGCTTCGACTCGCAGTGGGAGGAGGCCGCGGCCCGGCTGATCCCGGCGCATCGCGACTCCTTCACCTCGCGCGGGCAGACCACGCAGGGGCAAAAGAAGACCGAGAACCAGTTCGATTCGACCGCCGCCTTCGCCTGCCAGCGCTTCGCGACGGTCATGGAGTCCCTCGTCACGCCGCAGTCGATCTGGCACCGGCTGAAGGTGCTCGACAAGACCCTCGCGCGAAAGCGCGCCGTGCGCATCTTCTTCGACGATCTCTCGCAGTGCCTGTACGACTACCGCTACCGGCCGGTCGCGAACTTCGTCGGCAACAGCCAGCAGGTCTACCAGTCCCTCGGCGCGTACGGCAACGGCGCGCTCTTCGTCGACAAGCCCGAGCTCGAGCGCGGCCTGCGCTACAAGAACATCCACCTCGGCGAGTGCTACTTCGTCGAGAACCACGCCGGCGTCGTCGACGGGATGTATCGCCCGTTCATGCTGACCGCGCGCCAGGTCGCGCAGCGCGCCGACTGGAAGGTGCCCGAGTCCGTCACCGACGCGGCGAAGAACCCGCAGCAGGCCGACACGAAGAAGTACGAGATTCTGCACGTCGTCCTGCCGAACGCCGATCGCGACCCCGAGCGCGTGGACGCGAAGGGCATGAAGTTCGCCGAGCACTACATCCTCGTCGAGACGCAGGATCTGCTCGGCGAGGGCGGCTACCGCGTCTTCCCGTTCGCGACCGCGCGCTCCATGCAGGCGAGCGGCGAGACCTACGGCCGCGGGCCGGGGCAGTGGGTGCTCGGGTCGATCAAGCTCCTCAACGAGCAGAAGAAGACCGTTATCAAGCAGGGCCACCGCCAGGTGGACCCGGTGCTGCTCACGCACGACGACGGCAAGCTTGGCACGTTGAGCATGAAGGCCGGCGCGCAGAACGCGGGCGGCGTCAGCAAGGAAGGCCGTCTTCTGGTGCAGCCGCTGCCGACCGGCAACCTTGCGGTGGGCGACAAGATGATGGAGATGGAGAAGGCGATCATCCACGACGCCTTCCTCATCACGCTCTTCCAGATCCTCGTCGACACGCCGCAGATGACCGCGACGGAAGTGCTCGAGCGCGCCCGCGAGAAGGGCATGCTGCTCGCCCCCACTGCCGGCAAGCTGCAGTCGGGCTGGCTCGGGCCGATGATCGAGCGCGAGATCGACTTGCTGGCGCATCAGGGGCTGCTGCCCAAGATGCCGCCGATCCTTGCGCAAGCCGCCGCCGAGTATCGCATCGAGTACGACAACCCCCTTTCCCGCATGGCGCGCTCGGAGCCCGCCTCCGGCTTCATGCGCGCGCTTGGCTCCGCGGCCGAGTACACGAAGATGACGGGCGATATGTCGCCCCTCGACTGGTTCAACTTCGACGCGGCGACGCCCGAGCTTCTCGACATCCACGGCGCCCCGGCGCGGTGGGTGAGCTCCGAGGATGAAGTCGCCGCGAAGCGCCAGGGGCGCGCGCAGCAGGCCGAGACGCAGCAGATGATCGAAGCCGCGCCGGCCGCCGCGTCCCTCATCAAATCCGTGCCGCAGGGCAAAGCCGCCTGATTCAACTGCTCGACAAGCTGCGCCGCCTGCTCGGTGAGCGCCGCTACGCCTATCGGCAAACCTTCAACGGCCCGCTCGCGCAGATCGTCCTGCGGGACCTCGCCTTCTTCTGCCGCGCGAACGAGTCGACCTTCGACGAGAACGATCGCACGCAGAGCAAGCTCGACGGCCGCCGCGAAGTATGGCTGCGGCTGCAGCACCACCTTCAACTGTCGCCCGAACAGTTGTGGAAGCTGTACGACGGGCGAACTGCGGCCGAGGAGTAATGTACCGCGACGGCAAGCAAGTCCTGACGCACAAGGATCACCGCTTCATCCTGAACCACGGCGCCCTCGGCGACATGATCTGCTCGCTGCCGGCGATCATCCACGCTCGCCGGGCTGTCTCGCCCGACATGAAGATGACGGTCTACGGCCCCGAGTGGCAGGTCGATCTCATCCGGCACCTCCTCGCGCCCTACGGCGCGGTCGACGTGCGCGGGCTGAAAGAGGTGCCGGTCAAACACAAGGACCGGCTGAAGGAGTGGGGCGCGGAGACGTCGGTGTCGCTCAACGCGCCGGTGGAGAACACCCACACGCGCAACCGCGTCCACATGGTCGACTTCGCTTTCAACTTCCTCATCGACGCGGCGCCCGAGAACATGAACGAGCGCAGCTATCCGGTGCTCGCTCCTATCGGCCCGCGCACGATCGCGGAGCGCTACGTCGTGATTCCGGTCGGTGCGACGAGCGACAACAAGCTCTTCCGCGCGAGCGTGATGACGCCTGTGCTGCAGTGGCTGCTCGAGCTCGGCTACCGGCCGGTGCTCGTCGGCACGAAGGAAAGCCGCACGAACGCGCAAGTCGGCGGCAAGACGGAGCGCCTCGTGATTCGCGAGCAGACCGACATGCTGCCGCCCGAGGTGTTCGCGCGCTGCCTGGACCTGCGCGAGAAGACGACGCTCCTCGAGCTCCGCGACATCCTCGGCCACGCGGCCGCAGTCGTCGGCGTCGACGGCGGCACGCTGCACCTCGCCGGGACCACGATGGCGAAGATCATCTACGCCTCCGGCACGACGCTGCCGAAGCACCGCTATATCGCACGCATGGGCTCGCCGCACTTCAACATCCGGTACGTCGGCCCGCGCGATCTCGCGTGCGCCGGCTGCCAGTCGAACTGGCACATGACGCGACACGACTTCCGCTTCTGCGCGTACGGCGACAATAAGTGCATGGAGCATCTGCACCCTGACGATTTCATCAACGGCCTCACGGAGCTTGGACTATGACGACAGCAGCAGGAGATGCCGGCGCAGCCGGAGCAGCAGCGGGAGCCGCAGGCGCGGCCGGTGCAGGCGACGCAGGAGCGGCGAAAGGCGCTGCGGCACCGTGGCACGGCTACACCGAACAGGCCGACATCGACTACGTGACGAACAAAGGCTGGCAAGGCCCGCAGGATGCGATCAAGGCGGCCCGCGGCGCGGAGAAGCTGATCGGCCGCGACCCGAACACGCTGCTCGTTATGCCGCGCGCCGATGATCCCGTTGGCCTGCGCGGCGTGTTCTCCAAGCTCGGCCTGCCCGAGACCGCGGACAAATACGAGTTCGCGAAGCCGCCCGAGGGCATCAAGCAGGACGACGGCTACGTGAATTGGGCGCGCGGCACCTTCCACAAGCTCGGGCTCCTGCCCGGCCAGGTGAAGGAGCTCACGACGCAGCACAACGAGTACGTCAAGGGCGTCATCGAGAAGCAGCAGAAGGACTACAACCTGTCCGTCGAGACGGACAAGGCGGCGCTGCGCGCCGAGTGGAAGGACGGGCACGAGCGCATGCTCCTGGCCGGTGAGTCCGCCGCGAAGAGCCTCGGTTTCACCGGCGACATGATCGACGCGATCGAGCGCACGGTCGGCTACGCGGCGACGCACAAGTTCTTCGCCTCGCTCGGGCAGAAGCTCGGCGAAGGCAAGCTCGTCACCGGCGAGGGCAAGGGCTTCAACGGCGGCATGACGCCGGCGGAAGCGAAGGCCGAGTGGGAGAAGACGAAGGTCGACCCGGTTTGGCAGGCCGCGGCGAAAGACCCGATGCACCCCGGTAACGAGGCGGCGAAGAAGAAGCAGAACGACCTCTTCGCGATCATGTACCCGGCGGGCGCGTGATGGATGAACGCGAGATCCGGCTGCGGTGTATCGAGGCCGCAGCCAAGAACCCGACGCCGCACCCCGAGGGTTACGCCAGCGGAGTGCTGCAGTCGGCGCAGAAGTGGGCGGGGTGGGTGCTCGAAAACCAGGCGGCGCACAAGCCCGGAACTATCACGCTTAAAAAGCCGTAATTAGAGGCATGGTAGACTGATTCTGTGGTAGGCGCGCGGACACGGTTCGCGCCCCCGCAGTAGCGTCGACCACGATGGCCCCCGAAGTTCGGGATACGCCGGCGAAGCGCAAGCCTGTTGCGCAACCTGAGTGTTGAACGAAAAATTTGGGGAGGGGCATCGTGCCTGATTCCATCACCGTAGCATCAGTCCAGCAGTACAAGGCGAACGTCGAGCTTCTGCT